AGAAAAAGTTTCTTTTATTTATTATTGACCAAGAGCACTTTTCATAGAATCATGACTCTTGTGCATCTTGGATTCGAAGTCTTGTTTTTCAGCGGCAGTCTTCATGGCGGAGTGTTTATTCAAAGCATGCTGAGCAAGTTGTGGTGTAATCTTTGTGGATTTACCATCAAGATGCTTGACTGATAAAGCACCATGAGTTGAGACAACTTTACGAAGCTGCATAATAACATGTTCATGTTCTTCTTGTTCATCATCTGGTGTTGGGTTCTTCTTTGGGCGCCCACGCTTTGCTTCATCTAGTTCAAGTTCTTCTTTATGAAAACCAATTTTTTTCATATGGTTTTCAGCATCAATTCTAGTATTATGATGTTTTTGTGAAATATGACCATATCCAGGAATAGCGCCTTTTATTTTGGTAACATAATTTCTACCTAATTTTTCAATTTCACCTTTTACGCCAGATGTGTGTTTAAAATATATTTTATCTTCATCTAGTTCAAGTTCTTCTTTCTTCATCTTCTTTGAATCGGAAATGGTATAATCAGTAGATGTGCTCTTGGTGTTTTCACCAGACTGATCTTGATTAGCACCACGGATAGGAGCTGAAACAATAGTTGGCTTTGCTTCATCTAGAGATTGAGCAATAGCATCTAGACGTGCAAGTTCTTCATCAGATAGTTCAACTTCTTCATTGCGTTGCTTAGCATAGTATGCACCGAGAGCCATTTGCATACGCTTCTTCTTTGACTTGCCAGCAAACTTTGGATTATCAGACTTAACAAAGTCTTTAATCCATTCACCTGCAGGTTGTGACTTCTTTAATGCTTCTTCAAGATCTTCTTCAGTCAGAGACTCTAGATCAACTTCTTCCTTAGCAATAACACCACGACCAACCATCACATCTTTATGAGTGATCTTATCCTTTGGTGAAGCAAGAGCGGCAAGCTTCTTTTCTTTATCAGTCTTTGGAACGGTATGCTCTTTACCTTCTTTCATAGACTTCTTTTTGTCATCATAGTCTCTAGTATCATCATCAGTTTTTGGTTCTAGTTCTACTTTAGTTTTTCCACCCTTCATCATTTTAGGGTCGATTTTATCTTTATCTTCTTTTTCTTCACCTAAGATACCACGTGATGCAGCAATTAAGCTGCTTGAAAGTCCAAATCGCTTATCGCTGAACATTAAGTTTTCTCCTGTTTCTGAAATGTTGATACCCAACCATGTTTGATGGGTGGTTTTTCTACTGGTTTATAATCCGATATTCTTCTAAGTTTTGGCTTATCCAATAACTTACCTTTAGCTTTAACTACTGGTTTATCACCATGAGATTTATTTAAATGAGATGATAAACTCATTTGATCATGAAAAGCGTGGGTTTTGCCATTTGAATCCTTATGAATGGCATGAAAAAAACCACTGTTCTTAATACTTAAAGTATCACCATCGGGGTGTTTAAATGTAGTATAATTTTCAGATGATGATACTTTTTTATAAGACTTTAAATGCTCAGACTCAAATAGTATACGTTCCTCAACTATTTTTCTGATAATTTCAGCGGTCTTTGATAGCTTTGACTTACCTGAAGTTGGAACTACATCATCTGGGCGACTAACATTTTTGATCTTGGTTCTTATTTTGGTACCAGATGATTCAGTTTCTTCCATTTGATTGATTCTCTTTTCAGATTCTTTTTTACGTTTAGCTATTTCTTTTTCTTTTTCTGCTTTACGTTCCGCATCTTGTTCCTTTGATGCTTTTTCATGAGCAGTATTACGTCTTGCTCCAACATCTAGTCCATGATCATGTCTTCCTCTACCAGAAGATTTTGAGGATTGACGAAAAGCGCCATCTCTAGCACCTATAATTCTACCCTGAGAAATTATGGCTGCTTCTTTCATGACTTACCCATTGACTTTAGGAACCATCCGTGCTTAGCATGAATGTCTATTCTATCCTGTAGAAAATTGGAAAGACCGGCTTCATTAGCTTTTTCTGCTAGTAAATAAGCTTTTACTATTTCATTTTTAAGCTTACTGTTATCAGCTTCAAGTTCTTTAATCATATTTAATGATGTTGGAATATTAATTTGATCATCAATAACTGATAATTGTGAGAATCTTAATAAACTTCCTGGTGCATAAACACCAAGTATTCTGATATGTTCAGCTATAGTATCAACTGCACCCCAGAGTTCACCATACAAGTCGCCAAAATATGTGTGATACTGAACAAAGTTAGATCCTTCTACATTCCAATGAAAGTTATGAGTCTTTAGATATAAAGCAAATGTGCTAGCTAGCACAACTTTCATCTGATCAACTAATTCCGTCATATTATTTACCTTTTAAGCATCTCTGGCGGCATATAAATGTGCACTTGAGATAATTTAATATTTTACGAACCATTTTTTTCACCGGATCTACCACTTTAAACTTTACCATGCTCTGCAGCTCCAATATCTTGCTTTTGTGCGAGGTCCTGGATTATCACAGTTGTGACGTGCTCTAAAACTTTTTCTACGAGCTGGAATATTCTTTTTAATTGTCATATTAGGATCACCAAAATTGACCTTAATGGTATTTCCCTTTTCATTCTTCACATAAACTTTGGATTTCTTGACGTCACCCTTCATAGGCTTACCAATAGGAACCGAGCGACCTTGATATTCAGCTTCAGTAACAGGTGGTTGATGTTTACCACATGTGCAATTTCCATTGCATTCATAAAGAGCTTCTTCAACAACCTTTTTGAGAATACGAAGAGTCTTGGAAGGATTCTTAGATTGACCTGGTGTTTCGTCTTTATAGGTCTTTACCAATTCATTAGAAGCATCAAATCTAGATGCTGGTTTTCTTGGGTCATTAGAATGCTTTTCTGCATCTTCTTTCACTTGTGAAGCTTTAAGATCAGCAGCAGTAGGTGCACCCTTTTCACCTGGCTTACGCATGCGTTCACCAGAACCAGACGCTATTCTTTTTCTCTTGGCATGGATATTATCCCAGAGTCCTCTTTTTTCGTCTAACATAGAAATCTCCAATTTTTTTATATTTATAAAAAAAGTTATCTCGTAATTTCTTCCCAGTCCATAGAAGCAAGTGCATTGACATTATTAACTGATGCTGCCATAGCAATTGTAATTGGTTCTGGAACACCTGTTAAACCATTTCGTTGCAATTGAAACTTAAATAATGCTTCTTTTAGAACGTCAATTGTCTGCGATGCTTGGTTTGTGATGCCAATATATCCTTGTGCTAATACAGTCCCACCACTTAAACCTGTTGCTGTCATATCATATTCAACGGAACTATCAGAACTACCTGGGCTCCAAGATGGTGAAGTTAATGTTGCTCCTCTATAAACTCTCCAAGCAACGGAACATGGATTGGAATTGATACCCAGAATAGAAAGTGCCGTCAAAATAGCAATTGCTTCAAGACGATCAGATTTCAACCGAATAGAAACAACAGGATAATAAGTACCAGCTGTTGTTAATGCTTTAGGTGTTTGAACTGGAGTCCCAACCGCCCACTGTTCACCACGGAGTTCATAACCACCTTCACTAATAACGGTTGAACACACTTGCTTCATAGTGCTTGAAGATGCTGTTGTTCCGGTATTTTTAATCTCATAACGCAACGGAAGTGATGCTGTTGTCATATATGTTGACGTAACTTTATTTGCGTGATGAAATGAATGACAGTGAACCATTTTACCATCAATTACAAATCCACATCTAACGGTCCCTAAACCTAACCATTCAATATCAATGAATAGAATTTGTGCTTTTGAAATGTCAAGAGTAATCTGAGAAGGGCTTGAGTCAACGGAACCTAGAAGAGTATCTATATTCCAATCAGCTTGAGCAACACGTGTTTCATTTACTGCACCACTAATATATGATCTTTCAACAAAATTAAGAGTTGTTCCATCAAGTTCAACGTAAATGCCATTTTGTGCGCCAAAATAACCAACACGCTGGCGGAGATTTGCTTTAGCTGCATTGAATACAAATGTACTCATTATCTGCAAAGACTTACCAGGTTGATAAGAAAACACCTTTGTTGTTTCACGCACAATCTCGGCATTTGTTGTAGTGGGTAAATTTAGTTCAATTAAACCGGCATTTGCATTATGTGCATATGTTGAACCTGCTGTATTAGAAGTGGACCAAAGACCATTATCTTTATAACGATGGGAGGAATCAAACAATGTCAAGGGTAGCGACATTCTTGCTCTACCAAAAGCATCAACCGCAGTACCAGAAGGATTTGCGGGACCGACTAGACTACCGTACTGATCGGCAAGCATTACTACTTCAAAGATAGTTTTACCATCAGCAAGATATTCGTGTCTATCTTTACGAAACTGTGCCATTTAATTTAATTCCTTACTTTATTTTCTATGCAAGCTTCCGTGCCAAAGCTTAACAAACTTTTTTAAATTGTCATTGGATGAATCAGCAGTAACTTCTTCTTTAATATCTTTTGCTTTTATAATTTTTGGAGCTTTATTGATATTTTTTACTTTTGTAGCAGTCTTGGTTTCTTCTCTTCGCTTCTGTTCCACCTTAGCTCTGTGTCCAATTTCATCATTTCTCTTGGCATATCTAGCAAGAGAAATACCAGAAGTTTGAGGTCCAATTTCAATATGCATTGCTTTACGAACTTCATCATAAAGTTCCTTAGCATGTTCTGGGTGCACATGACTAGGTATTCCCTTTTTGAACTCAGAGAAATTTCTACCCATAGCATGACCACGCATTTTTGATGCCGACATACCAGATACACCTTCGGCATCAGGATCTCTTTCACCAGCGGAAACCACGTCTATTCTTTTGAAGTTGAAGTCTTTGCCTGGTCCATTATACTTATCCAGAATCTTTTTATATTCATCAACTCTATCAGATCCACCCACCATAATGAGATGGTCTACACCTTGCTTATGAAGCTTTTTTGCATGATGGATAAATGTTGGTGCTTCATCAGATGCTGCTTCAATATTGGTATTTGGAAAGAATCTTTTGGCGTGCTTTATCTTTTGTTCAGCTGATAGTGGATTCTTTTCCGGATCTTGTGAGTGCGATAATACTACAGTGTGCTTTGCTTTATTAGCAGAAGCCAATTCTTTCACCTTATCAACTAAAGCACCGTGACCTATTGTTGGTGGATTCATTCTACCAAATGCCAATACATGTGGGTTCTTAGTATCCCTTTCGTTTGGCTTTACAGCATCCGGTTCTGCTGGTGTATCTTCACCACGACCTCTATTATTAGCAAAATTCAAGCGACTAAATTCTGCTCTATCAACTAGTTTTGTAGGTCTACCATTACGGATTGAAACAAACCCTTCTGGTTTTACTTTTTTACCACCAACTGTGTGCTCAAATTCCGTAGGATTACCTAAAGCTGAAACCAAAGTATCCTTAGCTTTCTGTAAATGATGATGTATCGCAAACGCTCGGGAGTAGTCTTGCTTGTTGCTATTAAGGTCATTAATAAGCTCATCATAAACAGAAGCCTTCTTTTGCTTTGCAGCTTCGGTTTTGACTTTTGCAACTTCTTTATCCCTTTTACTTTCAAGTGATGACTTATAATCATCTACTGATGGAGTGGTTCCATCTCGAACAGTTTGATTTATATAAGGTTTAATATAAGCATCATGCTTACCTAAGTTCTTTAAAGTATCGGAAGATGTATTTCTAAAATTTTCAGTGGCGGCTTCAATATGTTTTTTGTATATACTTTGCTGAATAGGTGAATAGACCGATTTAGAAGTATCATTAATTTCTGGATTGACTAAATTTACATCTGGATCTTGTTTAAATTTAGAATGATCCACATCAAATCCAGCTTTCATATCAGTCAGATTTTTACCATTGTATTTGGTATGAACAACAAAGCCCATTTCTGATGCATTCATTTTTCTGCCCATACCTGAATCTTTTGGCGCAGAATACGTAATTGTATTTGGTGCAAACTTATACTTACCATCCTCATCTTCAAGATCATTTTTATCATAAAGGAAATCACCCTGATATACACCAGTAGGATTCCCTTTAGTATCAGTAGGCATAATCTTAGGTAAGTGTTTTAGTGCTATTTTAAGTTTCTGGGCAAGCCCTGGCGCATGCCCATGATTCTTGTCAATATCTGCTTCTGTATAGTTAATCTTTGGATTCACATTGAATACAGATTTTGAACCAACAAAAAACTTTCCGTTCTCTGGATTAATCCCAAATGCTACGGATGGGCTGCCATCGTATTTTGTGGTTACTTTTGATTTAGACTTACCACCAGTAAGAAAATTATGAAGATCATCAAGATTATCAGCAGCATGTACTAATCCTTCTTCACCACCATGAATGATATGATCCTCAGCATGCTCTAAGTGTTTGAGCTTATCAACGTCTAGTGATTCTATTAGAAAGTTTGAAAATTGAATCATAGCTATGCTTTCTTATTTTAATGCTTTTATTTTAAATTTAGTGTCATTTGGATATTCCCCACCCTTACTATTTCTTATTTCTATTAAGTATTCTGCATAATTATTTGAACACATAATAGTTATCTGTTTGGATGAAGCAGTAGGATATTTAATATCCGTTACTTTAATATTGGAAGTAAGATTATCTAGTTTTTTTCTATCCAACCAAAATATTTTCCAACCACCAGATGTTTTTCTTACATAGAAATAATTCATACCCCATGCACGTTCAAATATAGCTTTTATCTTTGATGAATTTATTTTAGCTATAGGTATTGATTTTCTAACAATTTTCTTTTTGGCTCTAAGATCATAACCTTCTTGAATTAAATTTAAATTAGCACCGAATGCATTAAGAAACTCAGCACCAGCAGATTTAGGTGCTAAATTACCATTATTATCCATCAAACTAGCGGCACCAGAATATGAACTGAATGTATCACCGTTCACATCTTTAAGTGAAATATACCATTTTTCACCAATTGAATCGGTCAAAACAATATCTCCGATTATTTCACCAAGATTTTCAATTGGTACGCCTTCTTTTTTAGTTGATCCTGTTCTTTGTTTAACATCAATAATTTCATTTTTAGCAAATTTTGGATTTGCGGTTGTGAGTTGTTTTACCAAAGTTTTATAATCAGAACCCAAACCTTTATTTTGAAAAACACCTTGTAGATCTGATACAACTTTCTTTTCAAAATTTTCACCTTTATTTGAACCTTTTGAAATGATAACATCAAAACTAGTCCCATCAAAATCAAAAGATACTGATGAATACTTAGAACTATTAGATGATAATTCATTAAATTTTATATTTTTAACATCTTCTATTGAGACAGATATTAAATTCATTAAATATTTTTTATATGATTCTGATGTATCATTATTAGAATTGATAAGTTGCATTCTATATTCACGGCCACCACGTTTATCAGATGCTGGCTTTCCTGCAGGACTTGTTCTTGCTACTTGAAAATTGTATTTTAAAGAGATAGAATCTAATACTTCACCTATCTTTTTAAAAGTATTTGAATCAACCGCCATATGTGGTTCCCAAAATATTAAATGTTTTCTATATTTATAAAATAAAAAAAGAGCAGACCTTTCGATCTGCTCTTGAGTTAGACTTTTATTTTTTATGTATTTATGGAGCGCTAATTCCAGCAACAAAAGCTGGCGTCCACCCCTGGAAACCTTGTTGCCCTCGGTTCATGAGCTTACAGTACTTCCATGCTTCATTCTTATCCTTGAACTGTCGAATGTAGTTTTCACTAGCTGTTTCAAAGACATAGTACTGATCATTTGCTTGCTTAACAGTATACATTTTCATCACTTAAAATCCTCAAATTGTTGCAGTTCAAACTTAGATTTTTTTCGGTTAGTAGCTTTTTCTCTCTCGCCGAAATTTCCTTTGTCCATTACAGGTGAATCATCCACCAGATCTTGTGCAGATTCTTCCACATTATACAACTTCATTTTAATTTTGTCAACCCCTAAAACAAAGCGCTTGCATTTATGTAGATTGGTATATCGGTTTTTCAACTGTTTAGCCATGATTTGTTCTAGCGCTTCAAGTTCTTCAGAACTTACTAGAGCAAGCATGAAGTCTACAGTTGCTGGAAGAGCAAAAGACTCTGATGTATCAGTGATATCAACATCTGAATTTCCAAAACCAGACCTTGTGGTTTGTGTTGCTGAAACAATTGGAACATTAAATTCAACAGCAAGACCTCTTAATTCTTCAGCAATAGCTTTTACATACGTATAACTATTGACATTGGAACCCATTTTCAATCTTGAACTTGCACAGATGTTTAGATAATCAATATAAATGATATCAGGAATGAAGTTCTTTTTCAGCTTTAGTTCCATCAAAAGATGACGGAAGTTTGCAGAACCAGCTGTAGAAGTTGGATATTCTTTGATAATAAGTTTACCTGAAGTCTTACCCTTGACTCGAGCTATCTTTTTATCAAAGAGTTCTTTGGAAATAGTATCTAGTTCTTCAATGGGAATATCTAGAATATTAGCATCAATACGCCGAGCAATTTCTTCCTCAGCCATTTCCATTGTGATGTAGAGAACATTCTTTCCATCAAGAAGATTACCAGCAGCAGTTGAACACATGAATAGTGATTTACCAACATGTGGTCCTGCAAGAATTACATTCAGAGTCTTTTTTGGAAGACCACCCTTAGTAATTTTATTGAGATAATCAATACGGAATGGGACTCTATCTTCAGTCCTATGATAGTATTCAAAGCGAGGATCGGAATCATCAAAGAAATCATGTCCAATGTGAGTATCAAAGCTTACACCTAGAGCATCCTGTAGGATCTTTGGGATTGAACCACGATTATTCTTTGGATCCTTATTGTCTAGAATTTGAATACTAGACATGATCGCATTATATACTGCTCTCTCTTGACAGAATTTTTCTGTCTTGTCAATTACCCACTCTAAATCCTTAGTAGCATCATATTCAAGCTCACCAAGTTTTTCCTTGCATTCTTTAAAAATTCGATCATCAAGTTGCATTGAATCGAGATCAAATTTAATAGCTTGTTCATTTGGAAATTTATTATATTTTTCAACATATGCATTGATAACATTGAATAATACTTTGTCTGAGTAAGTTTCAAAATATTCTTCTTTTATATAAGGAAGAACTTTGCGACCATATTCTTCACTGTTTATTAGATTCGCAAAGATCAGATTTGATAGACTCATTGGAGCTCCATGGCTTTAGTTTAAGTATACCATTACAGAAATTTTCGGCAATAGATTGTGCATAGTGGGTGTTATGCTCTTTGATTTCCACACCACCCACTATCACTTCATCTTGATAAAATTCTACATAAATTGAATTTGATATAGAATTAATTACAGCATATTTTCTACCATCGGTACTATAGAATGTATTCAGCCAATTTTTATCATTCATTTTCTTCTTCAATCATATCAGTTGATGATAAACTATACTTGTTTTTAATCCAAGTTGAGAAGTCTGTGTTTTCTAGAAGAGTTTTCCAGAAATCATTGTTATCAATAATATCTGCTGCACGCTTATTTGGACCTAGTTCACCAGTTTCTTTATTCAAAGTTGCATACCAACCTTGCTTTGGTTTTGTAATATACCCTGCTTCCAGAGCTAAGTCAAGGAATCCCGACCACTTATTGATACCAGAATCAAAATTTACTGTAATGGGAATCTTAGATTTTTCTTTTACATATCTAGATTTTTCAACATTGATAATAAAGTGATAACCTTTAAGTTCTTTATCATCCTTATCTTGTTGACGACCGATGATCCAAATGTTATCGGCAGAATAATATACACCGGTGCCACCACTGACAACTGCCTTAGAATATAGTTCCTGTGTCATATAGATATGATTTACAACAACCATAGGAATGTCTTTAAGCGTTAGATGAGGTGTTACCATTCTGAATAGTGACTTGAGTTGTTTAGCCCGAGTCATATCAGCAGCAGAACTTCCTTTTAGAGCATCCTCTACTTCTTTCTTTGAAGCAAGATTGCCCACGGAGTCAACCACAATCATAACTTTATCTTCACGCTTAAGTTCACTCAATTGTTGCATAATATCAAACTTTAATTGTTCAATATCCGTAATTGGTGTGTGGACAACGGATTCTAGTGGAACACCAAATGAAGTAAAATAAGATTCTGGTGTGCCAAATTCTGAATCATAAAATAGAATTATACCGTCAGGGTATTTCTTAATAAATGAAGAAGCCATAAGAAGACTGAAAGCGGTTTTAAAGTGTTTTGATGGTGCCGCTAGAACCAATAGGCCTGGTGTAAGTCCACCATCCAAATTACCACTCAGAGCAATATTAATGCCAGGAACTGGTGTGTGGATCATATCCTTTTTATTAAAGATCTTTGAATCCGTAAGTGTGGAAGTAAAATCAACTGTGCTATTTTTAATAAGACGAGAACGTAAATCGTTCATAATTTCTCCAATATATCTGCAATAATGAATTATATATTAGTCAATGTCAACTGTCAACCAAAACATTGATCTTTCCAATAAACTCATCAATTTTCTTGATTCTATCTTTACCATTCCATTTAATAATATCCTTTTCAGGATTTTGCTTTAAATTTTTTAAGAATGGTAAAATCATAGCCCTAAGCTTTTCGAGCTTTTCGGTTGCGGTATCAATTTCAGCTGTAAGTTCAGTAGAATCTGCAAATGAGAATCCAAAGTCATGCTCTTGCATTTTTATTTCCTTATATTCACAATTTGGTTCACATTCACGATATAATCCACATGGGCATCCAGCGCCATAATCGTACTTAGCCAAAGAACGACTCCAATGTGCTACGCTTTTCTACATCCCAACCAATAATTTCTACAATGCCCTTGATTGGTTCTAGAAAAGACTTGTTAAACTGAGAATCATAGTCAATATATTTTGTGAAATCAAGTTCCTCAGGTAGTTCATCAGGAACAGAAATAACGTGCTCCATAAGTGGATTTGGTAATTTCAGATAGGCAAACTTGATTTTGTCACCATCACCAATGAGTTGATATTTCTTATCAAGCTCACGTTTTTTAATCAAGTTATTATAAAGTAGAGCACCCTTTACATGAATTGGAGTGCCTTTAGAATAGATAGTATTACGATCATGATACTTTTCCATCCCATTCATACCACGTGGAAATGCAACATCCTCAAATGGAAGTTTCATGAAATCATTCCTAAACCTATCAATGAATTGATGTAGAGTTTCCTCATCATTATTCATAATAATACTGAGACACTTTTTAATGTGTGCTCGGCATACTTTAGGAGTAGAGGATCGAACGGCTTCAATACCTTGAATTTTAAGTTGTGGTTCAGTAAATTGAACACCCTCAATATTCCAGGCATTTAGAATGTACATCTTTGCTGCTTTCCAGATACCCTTATCAGCAATTGTTTCACGCTTCATAAACATCTTTTTATCATAGGAATGCATGTAATCTGCTAAATCATCAAAAGATTTTTTAATTACATTTTGAATCTTTGTATTGCAAAACTTATCTAACACTTCTACAATTTTTAGAGGATCGGCGACCCCTAGAATATTTACTAGTGGTTCCATATTAATATAGAGTGAGTCTGTGTCGGATGCAATCACATAATCAACTGCTTTGGTTTTAAGAACGGTGTTAAGATATTCATTGATATATCGTTCAACCCACTGAATAGCAAGCTGACCAGAGGAAGTGATAGCCTCTGCCATATCAAAATCGAACCAACGGAAATATTGATTTGATAGAGCACCATAGAAACTGTTCAATTGGATCTTTTTTGCAAGCTGTAGATTATGATATCTAGCAACTTCATTAGTAGTCATTTTTCGTTCCAGAGAGTCTAGAGCAGTAGTCTCTAGTTTCTTTTTGGCTTCAAGCATTTTGTCTTTATACTTGGCACGATCATTAAACATCTTTTCCATAAGTGCTGGTGCAAAGCCCTGCTTTTGCTTGGTAAATTTTACACCATTTGCCGCATATGAATATCCATGATCTTCTACAACTGCATGACCACTAATTAAGGAATTAAGAACAGGCCAATATTGTTCACGCCCAACCTTAGTCTCTGGTGAGATATTATAGTGCATGATAAGATGTGGGTAAAGTGAAGTCAAGTCAAAAGAAACCACCCAACGATACATACCAGGCTTAATTTCCTTAACGTGACCACCCATAAGTTGCACATCATTTGTTTTTTTACTAAACTGAGGAACAACAATACACCGATCCATAAGATAATTATGAACAATAATATCCCATGGCTTCACTGTGGTCATGGTATCAACATAGTTGACTTTAGCATCATATGCAAAAGCCATGACTAATTCAATGAACCCAAGCTTTTCCTCAAAGCGATCAATCAGTGCTGTGTCCTGAATGTTATAATCAAAGAATAGTTCCGGATTGCGTTGATATAGATCCTCTAGTGATTCATAACCCATGGACTTATAATCCACCTTGCGCTCACCAAGAACCACTTCAGCAATGTTATCAAGCTTATAGCTTTCCTCATTACCAAATGAAAACTTCTTGTATAATTGAAGATAGTCTAGAACGTTGATGCCGGCAGGAGTGTAGGTAGTATTTTCCTTACCATGTGAAACAATTTTACGTTCCTCAAGGATTCCCCATGGAGATAGTTTTTTAGCTTGTTCCTTGCCTAGGATATTTGTAATCCTATTCACAAGGTAGGGAATATCAAAGAACTCAATATTCCATCCAGTAAGAACATCAGGGAGGAATCGACCAGATTGCCAAACATGTAGGAACTTATCCAATAGTTCCCACTCATCCTTACAATGAATATAAGTAATTTTATCTGATTTTGGCTTATAAGGCTTCAGACCAAATACGATCATTTCACCACGACGTGAAATTGTAATAGCAGTTACTTCTTTATCTGCGGTTTCAATATTTGGAAATCCATCATCACTACGTGTTTCAATATCAAGAGAGATGATATTGATTTTGGATGAATCATAGTTGATTTCACCACGATAATTATCGTAGATATAGAGATATGGAAAATTGGATAACCCATGGATTTCCATATTATCCACACCATCGTATCGCTTTAGAAATTCACGGGTATCAGAAATAGAGTCGAACTCTAGTTTTTCGACAGGTTTACCATCTAGAGTTCGAAACTCGGTGCGTGATTCTTTCCTAGCTGGAATAAAGAGATAGGGTTTGTAATTAACAATTTCCGCAAAGCGGCGCCCATTACGATAGCCACGAACAAATACACGATCACCACGGCTAAAGACATTAGTATAAAAAACCGACATATGCTTCTCCAGGAATACCAAGAGTAATATTATTACACCCTATCCCAAATGTCAACCCAAAAGAGTCATACCATAATGGAAAAGATGTTCTCTTTCAGCTAGACCAATAGTACCACCATTAATCTTTTTAGTGACGGTAAGTACATCTGAATTATCTGCCCATTGGTTAAGATTATTTTTATTCCAATACCAGCCAGCCGACATGGTAGCACCTTCGGGTGTGGAAAGATATTCAACCGCTTCATCAATACTCATACCCATATCTGAAGCAAAAGAAGCATAGTTATTGCGACCAGTGAGCTGAATCAAACCACGCCCACGATACTTATAACCATCACCAGATGCTTCATTGCCATTGCCCATTCTACTAGCGTAGACTCTATTAGCAATCTTTTCTGGATTATGAGCATAGGTTGAGGTATTTACATCTTTAAAATATTTTGGAAATACAACCGCTAATCTTTCAGCCCTATAGTTTAAATTCTCTTGAATAACACTAAGACCACCTGATTCATGCCCAACTTGAGCAAGAAACATTGCAATTCTTTCTGTTGTGTTGATTTCAAATTTACCACATACTTCATTCAGTGGATCAACATATGTTTCTAGAACTAATGCCTTGGTTCTCGGAAACATTCCTTGTAGCAATTCTAATGTAATCATTATTTTCTCCTAAAAAATAAAGGGGCAATAAATGCCCCAGTATTTAGATGTTATGTGGTGTTTGTTTAGACTCTAGTTCACGTCTAATTGCTTTAGCTTCTCTATTATCTACTGTTGGCTTAACATTTAAAGATTCAGTGTAAATTGTAAATAATTCGAATAGTTTATAAATCATGTTAACCTTCCTTAGCTTTGTAATATGCCCTAATTGCAAAATAGTCAATTTGGCATCTAGATATACCAATATCTGCTAAACTTCTGTTTGATAAGCGACCCAGGTCATTATGGACACTGTAATACGCATTAATAGCACGGAGTCGCCTAACAAGGCGACCCCAAATATTTTTAATCATTTTTTTCTCTTATTCTTTTGTTTTTTGCTCGGTTTTTTCAACCACTTCAATATTTTTTACATTTGGTTTTTGTGTTATGGTATCTAGCCAGACACGAAGCATGCCATTAATAAGTTCAGCATTTTGAATCTCAACATTATCAGCTAGAGTGAATGCACGAGCAAAATTACGTGCAGCAATGCCTTGGTATAGATATTGCGTTCCCTCTTTATCTTTTGTGTTTAAAGAAGTGTTACCCTTAATTAAGAGTTTATTATCTTCTAAAGTAATCTCAAGATCCTGTTTGCCAAATCCAGCAACAGCCATCTCGATGACATACTTATTGTCTTGAATCTTTTTGATATTGTAAGGTGGGAAATTAGACATTGCTGTATTGGCGACAAATGCCGCACCATCCACCATTTTTTTCATCATAGTATCAACGCCTACAAAATAGCGGTCAATATTAGATGTGTCGAAATTATAAGTTTTCCATAAGGTCATGTGATACCTCCTAAAAGCAAGGTTATTGATATTTGGATCCCATAAGGCAATCCAAGATTATTTATACACCACAATCAACATTTGTCAACAATTAGTGAAAAGTATTTTCACTTTTTTCTTTTGTTGTTATATAAACACTATTTTCTTCAGGATCATAAATATAGATCGGTGTTAATCCAGCTTCTTTGAATAGTTCACCAATGCTCAACAAATGGGCATATGAGCTTCCATACTCAAATTCTTCAGATGCTAACTTTACAAAATCTTCTTCTAAAATATACATTTAAGTTCCTAAGGAAAAAAATATGCTAGGGATATTCAGCGGAAGCAAAATAGTAATATATGTTTTTATAGCAATTACTCTAATTGGATCAGGTTGTGGTATTTATTATGCTTGGAAAAGAGATATAGAGCGCCAAGCACTAATGGATTTTAATCAAAAACAAATGGAGCAATCACTTAAAGATCAACAAGACTTCTTGGAAAAACAAGAAAAAATATCAAAAGTACAACAAGAAGCAGCACGGGATCTTTTAGAAGAAAATCAAAAAATATCAAGAAAACTTGAATCAGTGTCCACTTATCTAGGATCAACTGATGCTAAAAGAAATGATAGACCTGCTTCTGATATTCTTAAAAATACAGTTGAGGGACTTGCAAAGTCTTTGGAGAAGAATAAATGAGAATCCTATTAGCTGCTATTGTTATATTTTTATCTGGTTGTGCTTCTGAACCACAACAGTTCATTACTAAACAAAAACAACTAGTTGTATTACCAGATGAAAAAATGTATAGATGCCCAACAATAGCATTATTTCCAAATTCACAAACACTCACAGATATTCAAGTAGCAAAGCTTTTAATTCAACTACACACCAATAATTTAGAATGTAAAAATAGCTTAACGGCCGTCAAAGCTTTCCTTGAGAAAGCCAAGACGACCGCTGAAGCTAATGAAGAGTTGGATTAAGCAGCATTCTTCCAGGAACCCACAGTAACCCAACGCCAACCAGAATAATAACCTAGAAGCCAAGTGTGAGTTGTAATATCATAGCGAGTAATCATCTTCACGTTAGACATATCAATTAATCTCCTCAATTACGGGCTTACCAATTAGATTGACTCGAGTCAGACTACGGATAAAGGTATGGGCCGCATCAAACGACTTAAATTTCATTGAGTTCTCAACAACATAACCATAGTCTGGTGATGTCGAGTCAGTGATCTTTTGGGTAAAGGTCACTAGAAATTGGTTGTTTTTAGCGGTAGCCATTAGATATATCCTTTTATCCTCAATGAGATTATACCAGACTTTAAGAAAAAGTCAATATTTTATTTAGGAGTTTTTTAGAGATTTTTACGCATTTCCTCTAAAATATTATCCATAGGCATTGGTACATAATCAATGACCTCTACTGATACATTCTTATAGAGTGGATCAGAAAGAGAATTGCAGTGCACATGCCCATGAACATTCCCAAGTGCCCACCGCGGTAGCATTGTAGGATGAACCGGAATATGTGTTAGCACCAATGAATCAAACTTCACTGATCCATGAACACGCTTGAAGTGCTTCAAGAAGTCAGTGGTCTCAAAGATATCATGATTGCCTAAGACCAGTTCCTTCTTGCCGTTCAAGCGATCAACTAGATTTAGATAACGTCGATTGATTACAACATCACCAAGATGATAAACCTTATCATTTGGTGCCACGATATGATTCCAGCGATTGATCATATCTTCATTCATCACGTCAACATCTTCCCAGTTTGGGCGAACACGTGAACCATCCTCATTTAGAAACTTGAGAATGTTAGCATGCCCAAAATGGGTATCACTGATAACAAAAGTTGTGCTCACGGTCGTCGACTCCTACTTCCCATAGTTTTAATATCCATTCCATCAGTCACATACACAAGACCACCCTTATTATAAGCAATCTCGGTACGCTTAGCTTTTTCAAGAATCTTACGTTGAACCGCTACAGATTCTTTATAGAGATTGCTCATAATGGACCTATCCCGCCCACCATCAACAATTGTGTTTGAAAGTTGAACTTTTTCTGTTTTATAAGAAGGCAAAGTAGTCTTGGCTTTTGGCTTGTGCTTCAGTTGTTCTGGATGAACACCATTACGCTTAAGCCAAGCCTCATGTTCTGCTTTAGCCTGAAGTTGTTTAGCAGAGGGTTTAGACTTAGTTGAACCGATATTATTGATATGCGGTTTAAGCAACTGCATCTTTTAGTTCCCATATAATGGGAGTTTTAATCCCATGATTAATGAAGGTTATCGTATGATAAGTATCATCTGCAATTGTTCTTGTCAATGATGTTTTGATTTTAGAATAAACAATGTCATATGCAGAATCCCACAAATCATCTCTAACTTCAATATTAGTATACAGCATCAATCTTGCCAATCACGATGAGCTGGCTTAACACGGCGCATCTTCTTAAGCTTCTTGTGCTTACTTGCGGTAGGTCTGTGGCTGAAGAACCACGAATCACAATTAAAGCAACAAAAAGTCTTTCCCTTACCCTTATTATGATAGGCTGTGGTACGAGTGATGCTTTGCTTTTCACAATTACATTGCATATTATTACCCATGGTCATCTAAATTATATAATCCTATTCTAACAAACTCATCATGTGGAAATAATATTCCAAAAAGAATAGAGTCTGTAGCAGCAAGAACATCTAATGAATATCCATACTCACAAACTTCATTAGTTTTATCATAAACCCAGTTCCACAAATCATCTCTAACTTCATCCCTCACATTATTCATGACTTAACGATAGTGCCTATAATAGCGGGGACGATAATATGGATTATATGAATTATAGTTATAGTAAGGTTGAGGGATATAAACAGGTCGTGGAACATAAATCACGGACGATGACGTATATGGTGCACCATATACGTCATCGACGGGCACAGCGACACACCCAGCAAGAGTGACAGAGATGGTTAGGAGTGATAGAGCTTTTAGCATAAGATTATTCCATAGGTTATGGATTATATATACACCAACTTGGAATTAAAGTCAACGCATACTATCAATGAGATCAAGAATAGGTTGCTCTAGAGCATCTACCATTTCACGTACATGGATAAGAATCTCTTCATATCCACAGCTGTGCCCTCGATCATAAGCCATCCAGCTGATTGCATTTCTAAGCTGGTACGGAAGGCGCTCAAGGATCTCTGCTTCCTTCTGTTCAAACTCATCTTGAGTCATTCTTAGTCACCCTTACGGTTCAATTCCCATTGTCAAAAGATCACGCACCCAATCATGTGCTATAGTTTTGGCAAAGTTAAGAGTCATGCTCTCACCCACCTCCTTACCTTTCCACAAGATTTGGTAACGATGGCCATCTTCCCAATCAGCCCGGAGACGAATTGTCAGCTCGGTGGTGGGTAGTGTAATCTCACCAGGCCGCACAACTTTCCATTCAGTTTGTGGATTAAAAGAGTTCATCACTTGCCCTGATTGCATAGGTTACAGATGCGCACCGCAGCATCAGAAGCCTCTGTGAGTGAGTCAAACCGCTCACACACCGTTGTGCCAAGGGTAAGAAGGATTTGCAACTCTACATGTGTGCTATGAATCACAATATTCATGGTGGCTACAAGATCACTCCGCACAAATACAGTGGGATTGTGGCGGGCAACGGGAATCAGTCTATTCATATCATTATCCTTCTTTTCCATATCGGTCACCTTGTTCATAGTCATTTTATAATCCAACCTGGGATTAAAGTCAACCCCTGATTAGGGCTGGTTTGCCATATAAGCCAGTTCGGCTTCAGCCGCCTCGAGTGCCATGGCAACATTCTGCTCGTGCCCGAAGTCATCAAAGCGAGTCAGCTGAGTCAGGGCAGCAGCATAGACCCGCTCCGCTCGAACGACCGCAGTGATCCGCTGATCAGCCGGGAGCATCTTAACGAATCGGATCATCAGTGGGGTGGCTTTGAGCATCTTCCGTTCCTCATTCATCATAGTCTCTTTATACCACCAGGATGGATAAAAGTCAACCGTAAGGATATCAATGGGTTAGGGCTAAGTGATTGAAAAGATTACCAAAAAAATCTACATATTTCTTATATTTTTTTTAAGCCTAATCATATCAATCACTTAGCTAAGAATACGTCTGAGATCGTGCTAAGTGATCCTAGCGGTATGATAACCCATCCACAGTGGCTTAGGTCGGGTAGGGACGTTTTTAGAACCTAACCCATTGAAAAGATTAGACATCTTGGAAAGCCTAACCCATTGAAAAGATTAGGTTTTGGTTCCAAGTAAGGGTTGATGCCCAAAAAAGTTGCGGATCACCGAAAAAAATTTTGGTAATCTTTTCAATGGGTTAGAACCAATTCATGGCTAACCTATTGATTTTGTTGGGGTTGACTTTTAAAGCATGTGATGGTATAAAGGGACTATGATGAATGAGGGTTAAAGATGACCGACAACGATAAGCTGATCTTTGATACGATCCGCGGCACACTCACTGATAACGAAAGGGTGCTTTTTGACCGTGTGATGCAGCGGGAAGCATACTGCCGCGGCAGCATCGGACAGCTCGTGGCTGAAGCTCTCCGGCGCCGTGAAAAGCTCGACCTTTTACCTGACCATGGTTGACTTTAATCCCAGATTGGATTATAACCAGACTATGATGAATGAGGGTCTAAAGATGATCTGCAAGCTGTTTGGTTTTTTCCGTAAGCCTGCCCCGATGAAGACCTACAGGGTTACGCTGACCTTTGTATACCCTACGGATGATCCGGGTCCGCACGTCAACAAGGCTGTATACCCTCCGGTGCAGGCCCGCAATGTGCTGGATGCCATTCAGAAGGCCTTTGACATGGAGCGCAGCACCGACGGATATTATGTGGAGGGCTACACCAGCGTGCACGCAGACGTGGAAGAAATTTCTGGTTGACTTTAATCCCAGGTTGGATTATAACCAGACTATGATCAATTGAGGGTATCATGCAAGTATCAGTCTGTAAGTGCCCACCCAAGCTCTCGTCCGACATGGTAACCGAAGCGGTTCGGTTCTATGCATCAATGCTCATGAACCGTCAGCTTGTCAAGAACTTGACTGTCGACGTCTTTTTCAAGGGTGAGGGTGTGGATGGTCAATGTGATTCGGACGAAATTGCTCGCCCTCGTGAGTTCAATTTGCATATCAACCCGAAGCGTTCGGTTAAGGATATGCTGATTGCACTGGCTCATGAGATGGTCCATGTGAAGCAGTACGCCACCGGTGAGTCAAGGCAATATGAGCGCACGCCATACGTGACTAAGTTTCGTGGCGTGATGGTAAATACCAATACCATGGACTATTGGGATCTACCGTGGGAAATCGAAGCATTCGGGCGTGAACTTGGTCTTTACGTTCGATTCATGGAGCACTGGAAGAATGTCAAAGCGAAAGCAGATAAAACGTAACCCTATGGCTAGGGTTCTTATTGACCCGAAGTTTCATAAAAGGGTTGTTAAGAGCAAAAAGCTCTATTCACGAAAAAATGTCAAGGCGCCGAAAGAACCCTTGACATTTTTTGTGAGTATGGTATAATCGGTACGTAATCTAGGAGAGCAACATGCCTCGTGGTCGCCCTAAGGGTTCTAAGAACAAGTCTAAGATCGATGCGGTTAACCCAGCTCCAGTGGAGAAGGAAGTAATTGCTCGTCAGAAGGCTCATGCCAAACGGCATCCCAAGGAAGTTCAAAAGGCTGATGAATATGCTGCAACCCTAACATCTAATGTAGCGCCAGCTATTCCAGCCAAGCGTGCATTCTTTGATAACTCCAGGTTTCTTCTTCCTGAAATGCTGACCGAGCGCAAGAAGCCAGTGGTTGTGCCATCTGGCATTCGTCGTGTTTCATTCTCCAGTTTTGATATCCCAAATTGTCATCGCTTTGCTAAGATGCTTATGACCAAATATGGTTACACTGATCCTTCCATGCCTAAGCCTAAGAAAGATGGTAGTGGATGGTATACGTTTGAAATTACTGAACCTGTAGGTAGTAAAAATGTCGACTAAATTTGTTAAATGGAAACCTACTCGAAACACAGAACGTGGTGCAATTAAGCGCTTTGGTGAGGAATGGATTGTGCAATCCCATTTCTTAGACACATCTAAACTTCTTATTGTTCCTAAGGATGATCCTAAAGCTGATATGCGCTGGATTACACATGAGCAAGTCATCAGCCAACGTTGGGAACTGGAGCCAATTTAATGAAGCAAGTCTTGGGTCAAGTCAGGGTTCAAGTCAGGGTTCAAGTCAGGGTTCAAGTCATGGATCAAGTCGAGGTTCAAGTCATGGATCAAGTCATGGATCAAGTCGGGGATCAAGTCGGGGATCAAGTATGGATTCAAGTCTTGGATCAAGTCTGGGATCAAATCTTGGATCAAAACTTATAATTAAAACGGATAATAAAATGTATATTAGGCGTGATTATCTTTACACTCGGTGCACATTTGATGAGTACTATAGTCAATTTGTAACACCAGAAGTGCTTTCTTATGTTGACTCTAAGCTTGGAAATGATATTATCCTATCTAAGGATGAAACCTTCAAGGATATTGAACTTAGTAAATGGGATAAGCTAGTGTATAATCTCAAGCCTCTAATTTGTGACCAACTCCTAATAGAAGCTCAAGAAGGTTGGTCATTAATGACTGGTGTATGTATTGTAAAACAGGCTGCACGGATCATATGGAGGAAAAACAATAATGCGCTTGGAATTCAGTGATGTAATTACTTGGATTTTGGTTTTTGCTTTTCTAATTTTTGTGTTTTTGGTGTTGTGATGAAAATTGTAGCTAAAAATCCAATGTGGGATAGAAAGCATTTGTGCTTCTTTCATATTGATCAATATGATACTTTCTATGGTGAACTTCTACCCATACCAACCTGGGCTGAAGCAGATTCATTGTGCATTACGGCTGATATTCCATCCAAGATGCGCATCATCCCCAAAAGATTAATTGTTTCTATTGATGATACGACACAAAAGCCTGTAGTTGCTAAGCCAATAAACCCCATCAAAACATTTAATGTAAAGGGCTCCAAAGGAGAAATTTACACCGTTACAATTGACGGTAAACATAGCACATGTACGTGCACTGGATTTGGTTTCAGGCGTACATGCAAACACATTAAGGAAGCATCATGAATTTTACACGAGAAGAACTAGAAGATATCTGGAACAATAAGCCTTATGGCTACTTTACAGATCTTCGAAAAAAGAAAGATTTAAGTAAATACAGAAAGTATGTCATTGAAGCTAAGGTTCTTAAGAATTGTGGAACTAAAACAATCACTGTGCATGACACAAAAGAAAATGGTGTTATGGTCCAAAATGCAAGAAATGTTCTTCGAAAACAAATCTTAGATGAGTTTGGTGAATATGTAACTGTCAATTATAGAATCTTATCAGAATAGTCTATAATATAAAAAAACCCATGTGTCTGATTATAAATATCAGGTTCACATGGGTTTTTCGTATGGAGAAGAAATGAATTTTGATCTTGAACCAGAATGGATAGTAACTTCACCCGGTGTTTTAAATTTAAACACAACTGAGGTATCAATAGCATATCAACCAAATTATGGTGTTTATTTTATAATGTGGAAAGATAAAGTTGTAAATTCAAAAGGGATGCATTTTTCTCTGGATTCAGCAAAGGAAACCGCTTTATTATATATACATGATTTGCTTCGTATGGGATATGAACCATAAAAATAAAGGGAGAACCTAGGTTCTCCCTTTTTAGTTTAGCTATTTGAATTGTTCCTAATTTCCTCAAAAGTCATATCACGGATTAGTTTACCATTAAGGTAAACGGTTTCAAGTCCATGTTTCCAACCATTGAGTAATTCAGGTGTTGTTTCACTTGTGGCAAATTTATTATCTTTACGCCACAGTTCAAGTAGACCTGCTTTGCTTTTCTTACCTGAATCGGTAATAGGATCCTTTAGAACTTTTCTCCAATCATGTTTACCGATTCGCACAGCAGAGCATTTCATTGCAAATTTCTGTGTATCCCTATTCACCTGTTGAAGAAGAGCACCACCCATACCAAAAGCAATATTATCAGCAGAGTAGCCGTTATTATCAAAGACAGTAAGGATATCCTTGACTGTGTTATAATTGACCCCATCACCCTGGATTAATCTAACATTATTCAGGACTCGGTATCCCTTATCATTTACTGTAGAGCCAAATTTCTTATCTAGGAGCTGAATAAGTTTACAATTTACAGCAACCGGTTCACCAGAATCTGGTCGAATAACCAGAGTAGCACCAGAGTCGATGATCTTTTGTTTCAGCTCACCACCCCAGAGATTTTCTGCTGCATTGAATACATCATAACTATCACTCACAACAGCAAGAATAGCACCAGGCTTGGCAAACTTATTCAGCATATTTTCATATGCTTTTACTTCATATGGGCGACCCCAACTAGTAATTGTGCTGTGTTCTGCGGCTGGAATAGAGAAACCAGCAATGCCTGCATTATAATGCTCACGAGCCCAAAGAATACCCGCAATGGTATCAGTACCCATGAAATTAATTAGATGCGCAGCACCACCAATTCCAGCGGATTCTTGACTTGAAACACCACGTGCACCGAAGTCATGAAGTTTAAAGCTAAGTCCAGCAGGATCACCATTCTTTTCTAAGAATCCTTTAATTAGATTCTTGATGGCTTTGCTGTTGGTTGCTACAGTTGTAGGATACCAAATTGCACGAAGCAGAGCTGTTTCCAAATGTGTTGTCAACCAAAAACAATTTGGATCTGTATTTTCAATAGTAAGTAGAACATTACTTACAGGAACAATAGTACCTTCTGGAACTGCACGGATATGGACTGGTAGTTTACCACCGTGGTTGGTAACAATATATTCCCAACCAACACGATTAAATGGTTCACCATGGGCTTGCATAATTTCTTCTGCTAGATCAATGTCTGCCATTGTCACCGGCGTTAGAAGATAATCTTTAATGAAACCCTGTAGACCAAAGAATAAAGTTTCTAGATGTTCACCACCTCGTGATTCAATGTAGCTGTGAACAATTTCAGTCCCTTCTGGGTATTGTTCAAACATTGAAACTTTATAGCTGTCAACATTAAGTAGAATATTTTTTAGAATAGTCATTAGATAAACTCCTTATCTTATTTCTTAAGTTTGGTAAAAGCTGGCATTGGCATAACACCAGTCATAGTAGAGATAATAGCAGCATGGTCATCATAGAGCTCATATGTATTAAGAGCATCAGTGAGTGGCACCCATTTACATAGTGCAGCATCATCGGCGCCATTTGCTCGTGGTAGAGAATAGTCTGGATTTGGACTGATCCTCATATAGACTGCTAATGTATTCCTTAGCAAGCCAAATGATCGAGACGGTGAATCAAAAAGTTGAGTCTTGACAATAGAGCCACGAAGAACTTTTTCTGGTACTCGAACATTTGTTTCTTCTTGAAGTTCACGAATAGCACAATCAAGAAAAGTTTCTTTATTATTTCTAAATCCACCTGGTAGAGCCCAACATCCAGCACCTGGAGCAAACTTACGTTGGATTAGAAGAACATGACCCTGACATTCTAGAACAGCATCAGAGCAGTTGAAGTTGAGAGTATCAGGGAATGGATAGTTTGCAAACAGTTCTTGTTCTTTCTTATAGAACAGATGATCTTGATAGACCGTTTCCGGCATACGCTTATCATGTTCTGCAAACATCTTTGCACGAATAGATGTAGCATTTACTGTATATTCGGCTTCAATATTTTTGAAGTTCCAATCTGGAAACCAGTTAAGATAGTCATTACCATCTTTTGTGTGACCAAAAAGAGTCGGTGGTGAATAGATGCCCCAATTCTTTTGGGTATACTCTACGCTTGCACGTACATCTGCCATCCACTGAGTATGGGAGTATTGATAGTCATTAAGGGGAAGAATGTCAATCAGATTGTCAATCTGTTCCCATTTTGAATGGAACATCTGAACTCGCTCTGAATAGGTCCATGGATTTTTAATGCTACGGCACTGATTAGCCGAACCGATAAGGACCAGAAGAAGGTCTACTTGCTTAGCGGCAACCTTGATTGCCTGAATATGACCTTCATGTAAGGGCTGAAAACGCCCAATGAATACGCCTAATGTTTTCATGTTCTTAACTCCTAAGAAACAATTTATATGTATATTATATACCACCTGTGGTGGTTGTCAATCAAAAAGTTTGGCACCAGTGCTAGGATTCGAACCCAGGACGCACGGTTTTGGAGACCGGCATGTTACCGCTACACCACACTGATAGTATTAAGTCTTTTTACACTCTATAATCTTATATTGAATTTCAGACTTATGCTTCTGAAATACGCTATTCATATGCTCAACCATATTTATCTCATCTCTGCAATCAGGGCTAGTGCTCTGTAGATTAATCGGGGAGCCCGTAGGAACCCCACCGATTAACATAGAGACAACAAGTACAATATTCATTAGAAATTGTACCTTTCAGCCATAAGGGTCTTCATCATCATTGCCTCTGGTGTAAACTGTTCTAGATCGGAAGCCAGAATAGACTTGAGGATAGATGGGCTGAAACCAGAGACTAGAGCCACACCATTCTCATTTTCCTTTACAGGAACATTGTCGTGTGAATTTAGATTCCAGAAAACAATCTTTGGCATTGTATAACCGGCATCTGTAAACTTGCGACGGAATGTTTCCATAGCAGAGCCATCAAAGCGAGCGCATTGATTAAACTGCATGTCTGAAAGAATAAGAAGAGTGGAAGGCATATCCTCCTGTGGCACATTACCATTGACTGCAGTGTGAAGGATTAGATCCATTGCGGCAACAATGTTGGTGCTCATAGCCCATGAAGATTTAATCATCTGATCAATCTTCTGTAGGATATTACCACGAAGAGTTAGTAGTTCTGGTTGACTAGAGAATGTAAGGAACATGTCCTTAAAGTCCCCAGTATTCTTATCAGCACAATACAGACCAAGAGAAACAGCCACATCAAGGCAAGATGTGGTGCTAGAACCACCAACTGGGCATGTCATGGATCCAGAAACGTCAACCAGAGGAAGAACGTTTGAACCATTCATATAGTTTGGTAGTGCTTCCCACTGAGCCCGAACAGCATTTAGTTCTGCTTGAGAGTACCCAGCTGAAGTCCGATAGTGACTAATCTTACCCTTGAGTACATCATAAGGATAGACTGCACCAGCATTGATCTTGACTTCTTCACGAACCTTAGGATCAGTGCTGACAAGCTTTGATGTCCATTCCTTATACTTGGTAGTATTACGGTTGAAGGCCTTCTTATAGCGAGCAGAAGCAACAGATGGGACATGATTGAAGTTGATAGAATCCCAATCTTTAGCGCACATCTGGCTCTCAACAACAGAAGAGAGATTGACTAGAGTCTTACGGTACTGCTTAGGAGTGAAACCTAGAGCATTACGAAGTTCAATAGCAATTGGTCCCTTACGTGGCATCCACTTTGCAGCTAGACCATCACGTGTTGCAAGAGCACGTCGAACCATTCCAATAGCAATATTACGTGCTTCACCAGAAGTAGAGAATACGTCATCCCAACGCCCAAGTTCTGGTACACGAAGTACTAGACGAGAAGCCATATTTGGATCGTTATCAGAGACATATGCAAGAATAGAACGGAAAATTTCACGTTCACCTGCACCGGATCGAATATCACGAGCCCATAGAGCAATACGGCAAGCAAGTTCCTTATCTTGAACATATGCTGCAATAAAGTCTGGTAGGATATTCTTACCACGTGAAGCACCGATCTTATAGAATAGATCAACACATGGATTGGTTGTGCTCTTTAGAGCCTTCATACCGTTTGTGGTACGAGTAGTTTGATTGAGAGCAGCTTTAGCAAAA